AATTTTCTTTGGACCAAATCCCTGTCTATCTTCCAAGACAGCAATGTGCTGACGGTTCTCCATGATAGCATCACGGTTCTTTTGGATTTCTTTTTCAAGATCTTGACGCAGTTTCTCACGTGCCAATTCAGCACCGCTGTTACTTGCTTGTTTATTGTCCGTAGTAACAACCAAACTAACTTTCTGATTTAAAATTGTCACCTCATGTTGGATAGCACTTAACGATGAAATTAAATATCCAACTGATCCAACTAATAAAGGTAATAGAGCAAACAATAGTTTCTCTACAAATGCACCTTTTTCTTTGTTTTCTTCTGCCATTTTTCGCTCCTTAGTACTTTTATTAAGCACCTAGAACATGTAGTGCATGTTCGTAGTGTTTGATACGATCTTCTAAACCAATGTAACCACCATTGATTTTTCGGGTCATTGTTTTAATATCGCCGGCGTCGGCCTGTACATTTAAATTATTGCTTTCCCAGAACCAGCAGGCACTTTGTACAGCACCTTCAAATGTGGCTAAAAATTCTGGAATATCTTCTACAGGTGTTTCTATACTTTCTGCAAACCGGGTATAGTTATCCTTGCCAGTGAGCTGAATTAATCCACGACCGCAATACTTGTAGCCATCACCACTATGCTCGTCGCCATTGCCCATACGATTAGCATAGACTCGATTGGCAATCATTTCTTGCTTGCCTGCATATGCATTGGCTAAATCGTCACTGGGAAAATACTTAGGAAATACCTTACGTAAGGTTACAGCACGATAGTTTAAGTTTTCTTTTAAAAATACAAACCCGCCACTTTCATGAGCGCATTGTGCAAGGAATGCTGCTACTCTGTTTGGGGTATTAATATCGTAATCCGGAAGGGCTAATTCTAGTGCATGATACCAATGGTCAAGATAGGGATTTTTTGGAAGTAATTGAGATAGTTGTTCAATTGATAAAATAAAATCTGACATGATTTACTCCTTACGAAATATAGCTAAAACTTTAGCCTGTATATTTTTAGCAAATTCGGGTTGTGGAAAATTCCACCCTACAAATGCACCTAGTGCTAACCAAAACAATGTTTCTAACATATTAATCTCCTTGTACTTCTTCAAATATTTTCTTCTGTGCCTGGTACCATTCTATCCATGCATCACTTTTTACAGCACATTCATAATATGTTGTATAATTTAATGTAACAGTTTTTGTAAAATCAATAATACTAACTGAATCACCTTCTATAGTTTTTAACTGCGGACATTTTTCCATTATTAATATAGGAGCGTCGGGAAATCTAACAGTAACTGGTACGGTAGTACTACATCCTGCAATTAATAAAATAGATGCAATGGCAAGTAATTTAATTAATTTCATTTATTAGCCTCGATGGGTTGATTTAATGCTGCTGCATTGTGTGTATTAACAATAATTTGCGGAATAGGGCAATTTTCTACAAACTTGATAACTTCTCGATCTTTAACTACTTCACGATCAACATAGTTGATAATATCGTCACCGCGTGTTCTAACCAGTTCAAGTTTCTTAACAGTTTTAGTTACAATTTGAACATTGGTTTCTTGGCTTTTTGCTTCAGCTTCTGCAACCTTGACCTGCATTTCTGCCACACGGGCTTCCCATGCTGCTTGATTACTCATTGCACCTTCAAACCATACGCCTGTTACAATTAGTAATATTGCTCCAACTTGTATAGGCAATCGGTAAGTACTAATAACTGGTATGAATTTTAATACAAGACTAGCAAGTAATCCTAATACACCTGCTAACAGTATGGCATGGAATATCCAATCGGGTAAAAAATTCATTAGCCACATTATCTAATTCCTGCTGCTATTCTTAAACTCTCTGTAAAATCATTTTTAGGTGCTTCTGTATTAACGTTAATACCAGCAGCGGTTTTCAATTGATCTATGGAGTTTTGTTTTTGTTTGTTCTTAGCTCTATATTGGGCCGGTGTGTTTGGGATAGCCAAATCCAATGATTCCTGATCGATAGCAATTGGAGTTTTTAAATTAGAGTATTCCAATTGCCATGAATCCATTTTATTTCCGGTTAACTGCTCTAAGTCTCGGAACATTTTCATTAAGTTTTCTGGCACATCCGGTGTGCGTTCCATCTCAACAAATACTAGATACGATCCATCAAATAGTTCACCAGAACTAACATCGGCATCTGCTACCCATTCGTATCCTTTTTCAATAAAATTAACAAGATCGACAGCTGGTTGTTTACTTTGTAGTTGGAACGTTATAACTACAATTTCGTCGTCTGTTCCCATTTTACTTTTGTATTCGTCGATAGTCACGCGAGTAGAAACCAAACGATCAAGATCGCCGTGTTCGAGCCCTTCTTCTAAGGGCTTATTAAATGTTTGGTTGTGAAAATGTATTTTGTTCATTTGGTAATCCGCTTTGATCTTTGTAAACATCGTCCTCTAGTCCAACTTCGTATGCTTGTTCAATGTCCTCAATGTCAATTGTTTCTGATTCTAATTCGAGACTGCCTTGATGTATATCATGCATTAATTGTTTAGGCATAGTAATAGTTACTAGCCAAATTTGTTTTTTTGCTAATTTTGGAACTTTTGTACCCGATTTGAAATCCGACGGGTCGTCAACATGTACAGAATATGCTAAAGATTCTTCTTGGTATGTGACGTTGCACTTATAATCAAGCAACCTCTCGCCGCCGCGTGGATCGGGCATTAAATTATAAGGCCACATAAATGTGCAAGTAACGAAATATTTTTCGTAAATAGGACCCTCGACTAGTTCGCCTTTGTTCCAATTTTTAAATACATAAGTGTCAAGTTCATCTAATACACGTTCAAAATCCATAAGACTTTCTAACGCACTGTTGGTCATATAGATATTTTTTGTATTTGCAATAACATCTTTAATGTGTTTGGCCATATCCGCCCTTGTTTAAATTATTTATTACTTTTTCAAGTATACTATATTTACCAAACTGTGCAGGCTTGAGCTAGTGTTTGAGTACAGCTTAATACTTAGTCCTAATAAAAAAATGTAATCTACTAGTAAAACCCGCAGGCAGATAGCCTTAAATATTTTTGTGCGCAGGAGGCACAGATGAATCAAAATCAAAATCTATTAAATTTCAGGAGAATCCATTTGTCATCATCAGCTAAACGTAAACAACCTAGCCGCTCGTCCCGTAATCAATATAAAGAAGTAGATAATAATGTAGTAGGAATCAACGATTTTAGTCGCAGCAAACGTCAAGTTACATTACTACCAAAAACACTCAAACAGGAAGAATACATCGATTTACTAATAAACCCAAAGAAACTTATAATTTTTGCCACAGGCCCTGCAGGCACTGGCAAAACAATGTTGGCTGTAATGGCCGCAATCAAAGCCTACAAAGAAGGTCAAATTAATAAAATTATTATAACCAGACCTGCCGTGGGTGTAGATGATGAGCAGCACGGATTCCTTCCGGGGGATCTTAATGCTAAAATGGAGCCCTGGACTCGCCCAATTATGGACGTCATAGGCGAATACTATTCAACCCGTGAAATCGCAGATATGCTAGCTAACCAAACCATAGAGATCTCTCCCCTAGCATATATGAGAGGCAGAAACTTTAAGCGTAGTTGGATCATCTTTGATGAATCTCAAAACGCCACACTTAACCAGATGAAGATGGTTCTTACTCGCCTCAGCGAAGGGTCTAAATTAGTAGTCACCGGTGACTTACATCAAATGGATAGAAAATTTGAAGCAGACAATGGCCTAAGAGATTTTATTGACCGACTAGAAAAATCTGGTAGTTCGGCAATTGCCAATGTTAACTTTTCTCGACGAGATGTACAACGGCATCCTGTTGTTGCGGAGGTACTAAAATTATACGGAGAAAATTAATAACAAAATAAATGGGCCTAGCCCATTTATTTTATGTTCAAGTGTTTAAAATACTCGTAATGTTTTTCTAACGTCCATGTCGTTGGATCTATAGCGGTCCCATCATGTGTTTGATACTTTGCATCAAACACATTGGTATAACGTTCAAACGGCAACCACATGTTAGGAGTCTTACTAGACCAACCTGCATCTTTGAGCATTGCATGTTTAGCACGACTTAATCTTACTGTGGGCGCATTTAATGCTTGCTCGATGGTGATTGCACTAGCCAGCAGCAAATCACGAATACGACTTGCTGGTATCAGGTGTTCAAAGTCGCACTCGTCGTCGGCGTCAACTTCATGATAATGTGCTTTCATGCCGTCCCGTTGTTCAATGCAGTATTCATGATATCTACGTAGGTAGTATTCAATGTCTTTACGAATTTCTTGTAGCCATTGCTGGTCATTTTTAACAGACTGATATTCAATTAACAATTTTTCAATTTGTATTAAACATCGTTTAGCAAGTGTCCTATAGGTATCGGGGCTACGTTTAGTTTTACCATACACTGGTGCCGTAAAAGCCTCGAGCAAATCTTTAATCATTGGTATCCTCAAATAAATTGTTCCATAAATCAACGCTTACAAATGCCTTGCCGTCAATATATGCTTCGTCTTTAATATTACCAATTGGCTTGTATCCAAATTGATCAACGTGTTCTTTTATTAGCTTTCTTTCAAGTTGCTTAACATGCCATTTTTTATCTGACGCATTGGGACTTTGAATTTCAGTTTGATCCATGATAATAATTTTCATACCGTTACGATTTAAATGATTACCTGTCTGTGCAAAATATTCAGCATCAATATCAATCATATCTTTACCACTAGACCCGTGCAGTCTAATACCCCATCCGTCTAGGTTACCAGCCTGCCGATAAATTCTCTCTCCGGAATCCGAAGTAGTATTAGATGGAATGCTCAGTCCATATTTAATAACAATGCCGTTGAATATAAATGCATAGACATAATCAGAAATTTTTAAAGATTTCATAGCCTTTAAAATTTCTGAATAATGCCGCATTTCACCAAGGTCGAACTCCCATGTAGGGCACGGGTCCCCGGTTATATATTTTACGCTCATACTATTTCCTGATTTAATTGTGGGATTAAGCCGTCTGCAATGTTATCTTCAATGATACCCATAGTAGAACCTGCACCATGATATGGAAGATTAATAGTGCCACCTGCCAGCAAATAAATTTCACGCAAAAAATTACTCATTGCTTCAGGAGCACTCCAGCTGGCACCCGGACGAACATGTGCCCATTGTATTTTGGCTTTGGAGTGAATTGTTCCTGAACTGTTGAATACTGTCTTTACAATTTTTAATACTTCTTTCATCCAGCCTGCAGGCATTGCAGTAGTTTCTACCCTTGCTAACTTATGCAATTCCAACAGACCAATGTAGACACCCTGATCAATTTCCTCACCAATTGGAAATACTTCTTTAATGGTACTAAGTATTTCTAACAATACTTTACCGCTGTCATCAACCTCAATACCTTTTTGGGCATACTTAAAGTGACTAAAATAATAATCGTTGTCTCCACGAAGATTATCACTATTGCGTGACCCTTTGTCTTGTAAGTCAATTCTGGCAGAGTCAAATTGATCTTGCATTATTTTAGCACGAACTACTTTAACATCTCGACTACCGTTTTTATAACGTACCAATGCATTACGATGCAAGTCGCCAGGTGTCAGACGCTTAACACCAGTGTCATTAAGCATTTCAAATGCATAGCTGGCAAAATTAGGATCGTCTGTTTCTACCACAGCACATGGAATTTCTGTGAATCCTAAAATGCCAGCTGCAATAGTACGATGTTGTGCATCATACAAATATGTATTCGGCTTACCAATAAAGCGACATGCAGACCCAGGCGAACAAATACGCGGATCCCACTTACGCATGATATTGATAATATGCTTGTGAATAACATCACGTTGTACTTCATAGTCAATCCAAAGATCTTCAATCTTTAACATTGCGCTAATGGGGAATTTATGTGATAAAGCCTGGGCACGAGCTTGCCAGGCATTAATATCTTTTTGTGTTACACCGTAGTGTGCTTTGAGTTGGTTTTCGACTTCGGCGATAACGTCGGTCAGTTTACGTGTGAGGCGTTTTGCAGCCATATATGCTCCTTGGGTTAAATCGGAGCACCATGCTCCTACCGCTACTTGAACAAATGACGCACTATGCACCCTACGTTCTCCTAGCAAGTTCTTCTATTATAAGGCAAAAACTGCCTATTGTCAACCTCTTTTTGAGGTTTTTTTACGGGATAAACGTAACAATATTGTATATTTCCCGCCAGTTTTTAACGGTTGTATACTGAGCACTAGGTTTGTCCATGTTATGCCCGTGTTCCATTAATATACTAGATAATCCCATTGAATTACCCGTTATAGCATTGTCAATTTTATCCTCAATCCACCAAAGTTTTGAACCTTTATAAGGTGCAAGAGCTTGATCCTTGTCTGCACCTGTGTCTAAGAAAACAAATTTCTCAAATGCAGTCTTACCAAATAATTTGCGTAAGTTCATTTTACGTAGTTCTTGGGCATTTTTATCTGCACTCAAACTAGTAATACAATGAAACACATAACCATGTTCTTCATGCAGACGTTTAACATAGTACATACTATCTCTAAGTGCTGGCAAGAATCCAATGGCAGCACTTTCGTTGAACATTTTAATTAATTTCTTACTTTGTTCAACATCAATGCCATATCGTTTGCCTATGCAGTATTTCAAATTGCCACCTTCTTGTTTGGCAAATCCGTGTTGCTGCATCCAAATATCAAATGCGTATTCCCAGTCTAACAATACTCCATCTGCATCAGTAAGTATAATTTTTTCCATTATCGTCCCTGGTTGCGTAATATCCAAGCTCTGATTGTTTCAATGTTATTTTCAAGTCGCCGATTTTTCATTTCTAAATATTCTAATCGTTGACGCATAACAGACATCTCTGCAGACACCGATTCAACTGATTGTTTAGTGTCTTTGAGTTCTTTAACTTGACCTAATAGCGTCGGAGGTGGTGGCGCATTGGGATCTCTTACCCTGGTCTTTTTTTGCCGATATAATTTATTAAGCAGCGGGTTCATAGTGTTCGTTGGTACTAATTGATCCAGATATTACTGCTGAAATTTCAGCATTTTCTATAGCAGGTGTTTCAACTAATATTTCGTCTGCACCAATATCTACTACATGAGTAACGTCGCTGGGTTTGCTTAAAAACCTAGTCATATACTCTGGATCTAATTGATCCATAATATCTTTTGTATACTTGGGATAGCCAGACATGAAATATGCAAACATTGTATCAAAATTACTATCTGGTTCCCATGCATTTCTGACTACTATTTTATTTCCAAGATCCAAGATAATCTTAGCGGTTGTTTTGTCGGATGTTTTTAAGTTCCTAACAACAGCCACTTGTTCGTCGTATTGTACAGCATTTTGTTCTTTCATCCAGCCCTTGTCCTGTGTTCTAACACTTTTAGATTTGGGACGAATATAGTAATATGCTACCAAGTATATAGTTTGTTTTTTCATTTGTTTACCTATTTAGTGAAATGAGTTCTGTTAATGTTGCACTTAAATTAATTTCTGCATCTGCGCAACTGTTGTGATTAACCAATCCTCTACGGATAATTAAAATAGCTTCATCTTTACCTTCTTCTGTGTCACTCCAAAGATCAAGATTATCGTAAGTCCATCGAAATACTTCTTCCATTTCTTCTGGCCTTGCTTGGCTACATATCAATTCTCGTGCCTGCCTAAACTTGCCCATTTTAAATAAATTAACTGCATCTAATCTAAAATCATTAGCAGCAGATCCGATTTCTTTTGGCTCGTTTAATTTTCCGCTTACGCTATTTGTCTGCACTAAGTTCAAACATTTACGTAGATCTGGATATGTAGCTTTTACATAGCTATCTAATGTGTCTAGGTCAAAGTCGATATTTTCTTCCATTAGCACCATAGCAGCTCTTGCGGTGAATTCTGTTTGATCTGTTTTCTCAATATGAATTTCATGACATCTGCTATGCAATGGCGGAATAATTTTGTTTGGATAATTACACGTTAAAATAAATCTAACATTCTCACTGTAATCTTCCATCAGATTACGCATTGCCGGTTGTACACTTTCTTTATTTAAATAGTCTGCTTCATCAATTAATACTATCTTAAATGTACCAAATGGCATAGTTTGACAAAAGCCTTCTAGCTTGTCGCGCAACCAATCAATCTTACGACCTTCCTTACTACCATTGACCATTAATACATCAATATCCTCAACTCCTAGTTGATTAATTAGTATTTTGGCCAATGTAGTTTTACCAGTGCCTGCTGGACCGTGCAATAGTAAATGCGGAATGGATTTATCTTTAATCCAAAATTCAACTTGTTCCTGTACGGATGGGTCTGTAAATACGTATCCGTCTACATTCGTAGGACGATATTTCTCTACCCAAAGTTGTGTAACTGACATGTGTGTGCCTTTAAAAAGTGTTATTACTAATAATAACACAAGGTTGTGTGAAAGTCAACGGTCTCTGGCAACTTCGTTGGCATGAATAGCAGTACTCATAGTGTCATCGTACTGTTCTTCATCGGACAATAGTAACATGTCATTTGGATCAATACGCCTGATAGTATGTTTACCGGTTTCGTCTTCAATTTCGACTCCCCGGGTCCATCTACCATGTGAAATTAAAACCCATTGACCTACATCAACATCTTTTTGCTCAGGGCCTACTGCATAGACTCTAGCCCAACGGGGACGTATACCGTGTGTTTTACCGTTGTCGCTAGGAATAAAAATCCCAGAATTGGTTAGACGTTCTTTAAAATTCATATCCGCAACCAGAATTGAATTTCCAATTGGGGTAATTTTTTTAACTTTATGTATCAGTGGGATTCCCATTTTATTAATTTCCGTCGTTAACTATCGAGTCTGCTAAACTTCCTCTTAGAGATCCTGCTCTAACTGCTGGTGCCACCGGCGCCTGTTGTATTAAGATGCTTTCGTCTGCGGTTAGTTCGTTTTCAGCAACAGCCACAGTGGGTGTATTCAATTGATAATAATCATTCATAATTTGATTACGTGATCGAATAACTTCGCCCCCTGGCCCTAACTCGTCTCCCCTAGCATTAACTTTCATATTGCCAACTGCAATAGTATCTTCGTTGCTTAGTCTCAGTTTGTCGATGTCAATTGATCGTCCAAGTGCTGATCGGTGTGTATTTGCCATAATTTAATCCTTTAAAAATTCCTCAATGGGTAAATCGTAGTAAAGCGAATTAATTTTATGTACTCCTAATAGGTATAATACATAGCTGGCCACGCTACTACCTCTGCCAACTCCCCATACTATGTTATTCTTTCTCATAGTGTCTACTAGATATTTAAGATAACACAGCAACGGAAACATTTTTTTCTCTTGAAACAACAATAATTCTTGCCCTACACGTTGCAAGTCTTCATCCGATTTACATAATTCAAGTATATGTTTAGCAATATCAATGTTTTTATATTCATCTGGCATAAACCAGGATTCTTGATTTTGTTGATCAAATTCTTCTAACGAAATATCAGAAACAACATATTGTTGTAGCTTTGGAAAATTAACATGAGTTTCATCTACACTTTTATTATAAAGTTGTGGATTATCTATTAGGAAATTCCCCAAATCTAAATCTGGTTTGTCGTATAATAAACTGAACAAGTTTTGTTCAGTTAAATGCCGCTGCCCGAATTGATCGTAATTCATTAGTTAATATCAATTATATTTTTAAAATTAGCATTCTTATTTGCATCATCAAATATTTTCTGCTGACGTTTGATAATTTCTTGTTGATAGTCATCCATTATCATTGACAGTTGATTTATTAAATTGTAGTCTCCCATCCTCTGAACTTGTAGCCGTCTTTTAACAAGACTGTTATATTTTTCAGTGAGTTCCTCTATTTTAAGATTAGATAAATCTGGTAATAATGGATGCATAATAAATTCTCTCAACTAAAATCTTTGAACATTTCTTTTCTTCCTGGCTCGCCCAAAGTAATATCAAATAAATCTTTGGTACGTTGTAGCATAACACATGCTAGCATTAACATTTCGTTTTTATCATCTGTTAACTGTATAGAAGAATCGATCAATATCATTAATTCTGCCATGCGATCTTTAGTGGGGTTAATGCTCATTATAGATCGCCATCTTGCCGATTTTCGCTATAAAAAGGATCAAATTTTCCCCCGGGGTAGCGAGACTCTAGCTTACGTACATTTTCAGCAATAACATCATTTGGATCTAAGTTTAATGCTCTGCAAGCATTAACCCAATACCACATGATATCTCCTAGTTCACGTTTCATATGAAAAAGTGATTCGTCATTGAATGCTTTTCCTTGGAAAAATATCTTCTTTGGAATTTCAATAAATTCTCCGCTTTCAGCAGCAAGCCCTAAACATGCTGTAAACAACAACGGGACATTGACATCGGGGCCGTGTTTCATTTCTCCATCTATCAATTCATAATTGGCGTCAATACGGTCGCATGTGTCCATAAATGTAGTTAAGTCATTACTAGGCATACTAGTAACTTCTTCTACAAACTTTTGATATTTGTTTAAATCAATCTGCATTAACACTCCTGTTTTAATGATTGTATACTATACATTAATAAAGGTCAACTTATAAGGCAAGGATGGCATTTTTAAAGGCTGTAAAATTTGCCGACGACGATGCAATGCTCTTTAAACTTGCAACTGTTATTGAACCGTTGTTAATTCTCGACGAACTCGACGATATTACTTTTTCACCGTTTGTTATTACACTACCTAACAATACCTTTGAAAATCCATTGGCTATAATATCTGCCCCTGTTGTTATAAGTATGTTCTGGCGGTCGCCACCTACTAGTTCTGCATAAATGTAAGTAGTTGCATTTGCTGGTACAGCTACTATTGTGTCGGGTACCTTGGCATAATACCCACCAATGAATAACGGATATGATTTTAAATAAACTGATAATCCAACTGTGGGTTCTGACGATATGTTCATATCGTATCTTCCTGAACCGTCGGCAAACCATTCATCCTCGTTATGCATAGCACCGGTTACAACATTCTTAGATGAACTAATCAATACACTAGTATGGGCCTCAGTTCCAATCATGCAATAGTAACCAAACGTAGTACTAAATCCAAAACTACAACCATACCATGGACTTATACTAGAGTAAGTGGTAGGAACGGTGCGAGTAAATTTGTTCCAATCGTATGTAGTCATAGTGTTTGAACTAATATTAAATTCTAGTATCTTAAAGAAAGCACCGCCGGGAACATATATTTCAATGTAATGTAGGAATCTACCATTAGCGGTTAAACAAGCCGTGCCGTTATTAACACTCCAGGAATTAGCAGTATCCCCGCGTTGACCATTGGCATAGTCGTTTTCTGTAGTTACAAATGGTCCGTATATATCATTCCAGCCGCCGCTGCTGTAGTGCGCAATATAAAATTGATGTGCGGGCCCAGATACAACCGCCCAGAATTTTTTATCCCCATCTAATCCGTTATATACAGTGTTTCCGGCTAATACAACATTGGTTACACTACCAATTGTAGTTGGAATTGCAGGAATAGTAAATCCAGTAGAAGTGTAAACTCTAACGCCATTCAAGACAGTTATAATATACAGCAATCGGCCAGGAGTGGCACTATATGCCAACGGAGTTCCTTGTATAGATGTAATACCATAACTATTGGTGTCATTTGATATTACTGCACTAGGATCCTCGACCCCACTGGTTATTGGATTTATTTTAATAGTGTCATTACTAGAATACGCGGTTGCAAAAACTCCTTGTGAGAAGTTTGCCGAGATAGATTTACTACCATACGTTACGCTGTCTCCGGTAAACAATATGTTATTGCCAATGATATGCCCGTAGGATGCTGTAACACTCTTACTCCAGGCACTGGCGTCGGGAATTCCTACACTTTTACTATAGGTCGCTGTTGCACCATTGCCAATGGTTTGTGAAAATGTGTATGGGAAAGAATAGATTTGAAATCCTCTGGTATCCCAAGTACCAACTATAGAAAGATTAACTGTTCTGGCATATTCGTCTGTGAGTACACTTGGTCCTTGTCCGGCAGTGCCAAATCCTTCGCCCATACCACCTGTTGGTGTTTCCCAAGTAGTATCTGGCAGTTTATGATATCGATATCCAGACGCTTTAAGTGGTATTAAATTGTTCGGAGAGTCGGATCCGCTAATTAACCAAGTTTTAGGAATTCTCCATAATATGGTAGTACCAAAACCTTGTCCAATGCCGCCGCCATTTTGTTGGTATACATAATAACCAACAGCTTTCATTATAAACTTTTCAGTGAATTTATTCCAAGTAAATGCAAATGCAGATCCCCAGGGATTGTATCCAAACGGTAATGTGTTATCTGCTACAGTTTTACCGCTACTAGTCTGATCGATGTTAGTAACCTCGGCATTATCAAATAACTGATGCGATCTGAGTAAATTCAATGTGTTATCATAAACAGATAACAAAATTGACGTGCTGCTCATTGTTGTGCATAATATTCTATCACCACCAATATCTTGTAACAAGAATATATTATTTACACCACTAGTGATTGAAGTTACATCTTTGTAAAGCGTCCACGTATTAGACTTGTTGTTACCATTGGTAAGAGCTATCACATTTCGTGTTACGCTAGTGACCGAATCCTTTAAACCTAAGTATGCAAAATTTGTTCCGATGTTGTATATTCGTTGAATATATTCATTGCTAGTTGTAAAAGTCACTGCAATAGGTTCTGTGTCATAAACAAATTCGTCTACTGCTGTGAATCTATAAGCTCTAAATGGTCTAACCAGACCGGTCGGGGTATCAGCATGAAAATATACTACTTGAAATCCTTGACTGTCTGTCAGATAAAATGCATAACTGCCTTGAGCACCTAAGCTAAATTTAAAGTCTGAATATAAAGGAACAAAATTTTCTTCCCCTACTCCTGCCGAAGGCGGCAAGTTTAAATAAGTGCTAGCATCTACGTACTGTTTCATAGCAACGTTGCCAGCAATTCGTTCGTTTCTTTCAAAAGAGTCACCGGCAACACGGGATTGAGTTTCGGCAGCTAGTCGGGCTAAAATTACAGTATTACCAGTTAAGCGGTCGGCAGCTTCTGCTGCTACAACATCACCAATATGTGATAATATTGTAGCTTGTCTGGTAGGAGTATAATATTTGTTAGTAACTCCTTCGGTTAATTCGTCGCTGGTATTTGCCGCCAATGACGTATTAATATAGGGTTGATTATTTGACGAAAACTTAAACGCACTTGCATATACAGTGCCATTGACATCCAATCCGGGTCGCGGACGTTGAACATTCACACCTACGCCGCCTGCTTCGGGAGTAACAAAATTTATACTATCCTCGGCTGGGCCAAACCCCTCATTGCTAACACCTAATTCTAAAACAGTTTTCTCTCCATCGTATGCATGGTACCTAATATAGGCTGTGTCGCCTGCTCCGCCACCTGGATTATTAGGAAATTTAATACCATTAACAGAAGTATTGCCCGAGCTAGGAGTTATCAATGAATTATCTACTAGAATTCTTTTCCATGAACTCCAATTTGCCACATCACCAGTGTTGTCGTTTACTCTAAAAAATATTTTATCTGGTTCGCCCTCTTCTGCATTCCAGTTCATTGCCAATTGTGCTGCGGTATCATGCAAATTATCATGTACCGATATTCCCATATAATATGGTCCAGGGAAGTCTGTTGAGCTATGTGCTTGGAATCCTAATATATTAGGAGATGGGAATGTTCTTGGTCCAGGGCTTTTAGCACCAACATTAAAATTATACCAACCGCCCATTCCATCTGCACCTGTTGCCCCCGACAATCCCGTTGCGCCAATTGGACCGGTTGATCCTTTTGAACCTGTTGCTCCTGTTGCTCCAGCAAATGCAACTATACCGCTTTCGCCTCGTGGGCCGGTTGCTCCGATTATTCCACCATTGTATATCCATGCAGCCATGGTGGTTGCGCCACCGCCTTCACCTTGTTTAACCTCGAATCCTAGTACGTCTCCGCTTGCAAATACTACACTTAAACCTATTACAACAGCACGAGGCGTAGCCGCTAACGCTATAGAAACTTCAGCCCCAGTTGGCTCACCATTTTTAGTAACTTGTATAACAGTATCATCGGTATATGGAGTTAAAGCATCTAATGTAATTGCAGACAAAGTACAATATTCAAGAATTGTAATCCCCGGGCCAACACCATCGCTGCCGTAACCAAAGGTAGCGCCAGGAAATATACTACCAGTATGTTGGCCTACTAATACAATCCTACCGCCGCCTGGGCCGGCAGCACCAGTTGGTCCAGGGGCGCCAGTCGGTCCTACTGAACTCATGCCAGTAGCACCAACCGGACCCTCGGGTCCGGGAATTCCTTGTATACCTGTGGCGCCAGTAGAGCCCAATGGTCCGGTTTCGCCAATATATCCTCTAAAGCCGCTAGCACCAGTGGCACCAATGCCGGCAAATCTACCATCAATACCAGTTGCACCTCTTGCCCCAGTGGGACCGGTGGCCCCGACGTCACCTGTTCGTGCAAATGTTATTATAACATTTTCAAGATTGCTAAATGATTGAATACCGCTAACTTTTCCGCAAGTTACTGCAAAATATAATTCACGTTCGCTTATACTTTCGATAGTAAAAATTGCCGAAGTACTAGGATCTAAACTATCACTGATTCTAAAATGCCCTTTAATAGGATTAGTACTGTCGTCGATAGTTCTTAAAAATCCAGCCACAGCAACATTGTTAATATCAATTTTACTAACAAACATTGTATTAACTGCACCCAGATCTGGACTATTCAGAGATACTTTGCCATCACCGGGGTATGTATCTCCGTAAATTGTTCTATACTTGTATTGTAATGTTATGCCACCAAACTGCCCAGCAGGCCCTTGTGCGCCAGTTGCACCTCTTGGCCCTGCACCGGTTGCACCGGTTGCTCCTTTACCGCTGCCTCCACTGCCTCCCAAATTGGCAAAATCAATTAACCAATAAGTATTACCATTGTCGGCTGATGCAAATTCTACTAGAAAATCACCAGTATCGGGAAACATTAGTTGGTTGTTGACTACTTGTTGATTGCCTTTTATTCCGTATGCCATTTTAATTGGCAATTGAACTCTATGAGACGAATTTGCAACAGAAAACCAAATCACCACGCTACCATATTGCCCAGTTGGTGGAAATCCAGTGAAATCCAATTCTATGTTATTTACTACTGTTATTTTTTGTACAGATCCGTCAGTATAAACTACACCAACTGTTCCTTGTCTGAGACCTAAATCTTTAAATGTATAGCTGGGCGATTTTAATTGTGGTCTTGTTACTAGTGTGTAATTGAAATCGTTTGTTACTACTTCATTTCCAATTGGGCCTAATACTACAGCTCTATTTTGTAATGAATTAATTTCAAGTTTAGCATTTCCTAATGCTACTTTGATATTAGAAAAGTTATCTCTAAAACCTTGACTGTCGTTATTCTGCCCAGCGATTGGGAAAAGTTCGTTAATCCTGCTTGTGTTGATGTTGCTCATATTAATTAAATGCTCCAGTTTTAGGGAATTTCAGATACTTATTACCAATTTCCGAAACCCGACTACCCAATGAATAGTCTAAATTATCACCAAATTTGGTTGTTCCGTTTTCGAATAATGTAAAATCGTCGTCGAATGAAGTGGGTTCGGAAATAGCAAATCCATCTGCTACGTTAATAAATGTACTTGCTAAGTTCTGATCTAATTCGTAACGATCAAATTCAAATTTAAAATTATTAAAATCAACACCCAATTGTTTTAATTTAAATGCAATTTGAGCGCTGCCGCCGGGTATGGTATATGCTAATACTATACCAGATATTAATCCCAATGGTGAAAAGAATTGACCTGGTTTGTCGGGGATTGGTTGTGGGCTAGTCATCCACCTAGGCAAAATTCCACGGTTGTAATATCCAACTGTTGATTTAATTCTATTTCTCATATTTACTAAACTAGTACTCTCAATGGTATAATTTATAGTTCCATTTTTTTGATAAAAGTTTTTTATGTAAGGGCGCAAGTCAATTGTATCCGGTGCCGCTACTTCGGTGGTAATATTACGATCGAATCGACTTCCTTTATCAATGATTGGCAAGTATACTACTTCATAAAGTATATTTAATTGTTCGTCGTGCGCTATAGCAGTTTTTACATTACCAATTAATAAAGATTTGTTAGAATGATTTTTTTCTAACATAGCGGTATAATCTGCTATATCTGTGTACTTTACACCTGGCGCAAATAAAAATCTCAGATCGCTACTTTTACCAAACCATTCGTCAATTGCTCTGTATATTAGTTTTGGTGGAAATAGTCTTGGATCATTTAATATACTATTTAAATTAAGTCTTTCTTCTACTTTTGGAAATGCACGTATCCAGATATTAGTATATGGCTTATCGTGAAATCTTGTAACATGCCAATTAAATGTTTGTTCGGCATACGTGAAATAATTGTCAGTTACAGCTCTAATAGTAAATTCATAGTAATCATTGATTGGCACAGTCGAAGGGTCATCTTGATAACATCTAAAACTGGTTCTTCCTAATAATAAACCGGTTGAAGACAATGCTACACCCTGCGGCATCGAATTAGTATATCCTGGTTTCAGACTATAATATAATTTTGAACGATCGCTGGTTGTTGCTACAATTGATAATTCACTTACTGCACCATTTATAATATCGGGTAGTTGAGGTGGAGTAACCCACTCTATATAATTGTTGTCGGAGATTGTGAAAAATATATAATAGGTATCCGGATTGAATTGTAGATAGGTACTATTTGTTTCAAACCATGTATCTTCTGACGATATCCGTTTGTAAATTAATCTTGCAGTTACAGATAATAATATTGGACCAGTGTCGGCTGAAAAATTAAGTACAAATTGATAATCAAATTCGCCGCCATCTACTGGTGCTGACAATATGTCGGTGATCCAGGTATTCCAACTTGGTTGAGATAAATTTCCCGATAAGGGGGAACCCGGTTTTAAAAATTCTTCTCTGGCTAAGGGTTTCGCTAGGGAATTATTTTTAATAGTATTGCCAACTATTGATCCATTGGGATATACTACTACATTAGGCGGAAGTTCACCGCCACCTAATCGCCAATACACAGTATTGTCTGCAATAAAATCACCGCGATTAATTATATATTCAAATTGATTATTAAAAAATCTAACACGGTTTTGTCTAGGATCCGACGGGATATAAGATGAAAAATATAAAACTGATAGACTAAATTCTTTATCAGCAGTCTCGCCAGATTCGCTTGTTGCTCTTACTATAAATGTATTAATAAAAATAGGAGTATTTGGAGTTGGATGTAATACAGTTCCGCTACCTTGCAACATTCCGGCTGCTGTAAGTTGAATATTTGGATACTGGCCACCTACTAGGGCATAGGAAACAGCATTTACAGCCGTGAGATACCTGACAAAAAAGTCAGATAATAAGACAGATCCCAGATTAGAATCTACGCCAGACCAATCAGGTACACTCATTTAAAATTGTTCCATACATACTATATTTATGGAACAATTTATAACCAACTATTATCAGCGACGCATCCTTGCAATATCTTCTGCGTCTTGCTGCCGAAATACCGGGACAGCATTGCTCTTATGCAATTGTCCTATTCCTAACATTTCAGTTCCAGTATACATCTGAGTGGGTTTAAGAATAGCTACGCCGCCGCTATCTCTACTGGGAATATGTTTTGTATTTGTACGTCCAATTGGCGTTTCAAGTTTATACACTAACGGTTCTGCTGCCATTGCCCGTTTACGCTTCTTTTCTTCTTGCTCAACACCCCAACGTTGTTGCAATTGTTTCCAATCGTCAGCTAATTCTCTAGCTCGTTTTGCTTCGGTTGCATTACGAAATTTAACTTTACCTTTTTTCTTGCCACTGGTACTAAGCCACGGGCCTTCTAAATGCATGGTCATAAGAAATAGTTGTTAGTTAAAAATGCTATTTTAGCAGAAAAATAGCCCTGTGTCAACCGTTTTAGGTTTCGTACATTAATTTATTGGTGAATTTTAGCAATAATTTATGATGGGATCCGTTGTGCCAATTTGGACCCATGCGCTTATAGCTGTCATACCAAAACTTTTCACTTTCCGGGTGACATCCTATTAATCCTAAATTATTTTGGATAATTGCCATTGGTTCTCCATTTAAATATGTTGCTACAGTTTCAAATCTTTTTGGATTGCCTAAAAAAGTGCAACCATCATTAAAGAACATTTTTTCGTTACGATTATTCCATGTAACAGGCATAGCTTTAGTATGCGGGCGACGAGTACATGCTGTGGGTCTTTTATAGTATTGTACTGCATCTACACCTTCTAATAGATTAAAATAGTGGGATCCAGCCCAATAAGCGCCCATACATATACCCAAGTATTTCCCCCCGTTGCTTACAAAGTTAGCAATAGGATCGCCATTGATTCTAAGTAGATAATCGTAACTATCAGAGTTTCCAAACCCCCCGGGAAATGCCAACATATCCACATTATCAAAAAATCCTTTTTCTAGTTCGTGTTTGGTAAAAATTTTAAAGTTATAGTGGGATTTAAGTGCAGCGATAATACCATTTCCACTTTGTATGGAACACATGGGTTGATGAATAAACAACGCTATAGTGGGTTTTACCATTGAAATCACCTTTTTGATATTATTATTTATTCAATGGGAAAGGGTCTTACGACCCTTAACTCTGGTTACGGGATCCAGAATCCACCCAATCTTGTGGCCGGTTAAATGTATTTAAACTTAAAATCATTACAATACCATTACAATGACAATTTCTTTTTATTATAATTTAATACTTTAGATTTTTCTCCGACACCCAATATACAAGCTGTCTCCTTGTCAAATTGTATAATAGACCAAGTTCCAGTTTCCTGATTTATTAACAGTCCAAATTTGGTTTTTTCGTCCTCTCCGGACCACGCCGGTAATTCTTGATATTCTCCGTTTATTAAGTCGTCAAATATTTTTTTAGTTTTATCACACATCACCGGTTTTTTAAGTTCAAACGCTGTTGATGCAGTATCAACATATGCAGATTGCGCCAGTGCTATAGCAATAACAAATGCTAGTGTGGCAAAGATGATTATTTTTTTCATAGTTTAACTTAAAAAAGGACGTACCCCGTATAAATCTGCTACTGCTTCTCTATTAGTTCTTACCATATATTCCTGTGCCCAATCCCAGGCACTTTGACGATCGGGCGCAGTAAATGTAATTATTAATTGGTCACTGGATCTTTTGTATATTTCCCATTCTTGGGAATTATCATTATACTGCTGATCTTGACTTGCGTCAACTGTATCCCAACCCAATAATCCATTGTTTGGAGTAACATCCATTCCTAGCCCTTTTAATGGGGATAAAACCGGAACCACTTCGATTTCATTATGGTAATTATTTCTTTCGGCCCAACTCCGTGCAATTTTATTTGCATCGTCTTGTACATTTCCTATCCCACTAAATCTATACAGTTCTCTACCACTGGAGTCTATCACAGACCATGCACCACTGAATGCACCCATACGTTGATAATTATTGCCATTTCTAGTAAATAATCTATTTAGATTGTTTTTAATTCTATTAGATTTACCAAAGAATTTGTCATTGTCAGATTCGGCAATAATTTCGTTAGCTCGCATTTTATACTCTTACATATTTCTTTGGTCTAGGATATACTCTTCCACTTCCACTTTCGTTATCAATTCTGATCCAATAGTTTTTCTTAGGATATACCATACCAGTCACTGGTCTTTCGTAAGGCATAAACAAATATCTATTATTTGCACCTTGCAAGTGATGTTGATTTGACACCCAAGTCGGACTGGTACCAACAGTTGGGCTAAACATTTGACCAGTCTTACTGTGATAAGTTATATACTTTAATGCCTTTGCTGGGCTCATTCTTGGATATCTTTGTAACACACAAGCCAATACTCCTGTCACCTGTGGCGCGGCCATACTAGTACCTATATTTTTTCCAATGAAATAACTGTTAGACCGTGCATCTACTGAAGTACCATTCCCTCCGCCGCCGATGTCTGACACTGAACTAATAATCCAGGTGCCCGGAGCAAACACATCAAGTCTAGGGCCTGTATTACTATAATAGGCTTTACGTTCCGTTCTATTTGCATCAACTGCTCCAACACAAATTGCTCCCAAGGACGCACCCGGTGCACACCCTCGGTTATAATTTAATTCAATTGCATATTGATTTAAATATCTAAAGTAGTAAACATTATTATAATCTAATCCACCAACCTTGTCGATATATTGACTTTCATTTCCGGCAGCGCCAACAACAATTATACCATCAGCAATCGCTTGCTGTACATCCGCAGTCTCGTCGGACCATAATATAGGTATGGTTGCTGTACCTGAATTAGCATATATACCTAAATTTGTTAATTGTGTTTGAGATAACGGTGTATCTGCTGTCCAGACACCAATCTTGCTTCCTCTGCGAGTTCCTTCAATGATAGGCCCTACCCCGCCGGTGGCGCTGGGGCTATGTGTTAAAGAGCTGCCATAACTACAATTACATATAGTAGGATTACGAAGTCCGGTAGCCGGATTTATTGGTTTAGAGTTATGAAATGCCCTGATGTAGTCCCATATAATTAATGAATCAATTGTACCCGACACCGGATCAATTTGATAAATGTTAGCATCGACAGCCCACCCTTGGCTATTACCTGCTACGGATCCTGCTGTATGTGCGCCGTGATTGGCATTACTTGCATCGGCTGCTTTTGCATACGAGTAAGATCCTGTCAATAAAGTAGCACTGTCGTCATCTAAACTTGCTGCAATAGTATTTAATTGGTGCCAATCAAATTGAACACATCTAGAACCGCCGGTACCATCACGAACACGAGCAAACTCTGGGTGATTCGGAACTCCGGACATACCGTCTACTATAATAACATCAACGTGTTGCCCAGTGGGTTCTATCCTGACTGGTTTTATGTCACTAGCAGGTGGCGGCGGCGGATAATATGGTGGAGTAGGTGGCGGCGCAGGGCCAGGTGGCGGTGCCGGAGGATAATATGGTGGTGGTGCCGGTGGTGGAGCAGGCGGTGTGCCATTATCACCAAATGGGCCAGGGGTAACTGTAATTAACGTTACATTGTTGTGATTAGTAATAGTACTAGATATTCCCGATACATCTGCAATTGCTTCTTTAATCAGTAATACTGTACCAGTAATAGTATTCAATGGACTAGTTGGTACAGTAAAATTGCTGGTATATACTGGCGCAGATCTGGTGACTCTTACATTAGTTATCTGCCCTTTAAAAGGATCTTCGCTTAAAAAGTCACTACCGCCAATCATAAATGGCAATGGGGTTTGTATATAATTTACTCCTGTTACGTTTTTTCTTAATACTGACACACCATTTAAATAAATGTCTAACGAATTTCCATTTCTAACCGCTGCAACATGATACCATTGAGCGTTAACAATGTTCTCGGGTATTTGATATATGTCGGGACTGGAAATATTCCACTCTGTGCCGTTTGATGACGATGCTACTAGTAATTTTCCCGACTGTGTTCCTATACTAATTGGGGCATATTGACCTACGTTTGTAGGGCTGCCATTGGTGGCTCTTAGTCCTATAATCTGAGCATACGAGGTTCTTGTTACTGTTTGTCTAAACCAACATTCCATACACCAGTTGCTTGTACCTAGTGCGACATTCATCGATGGAGATACACACTTTAACCATTGGTTAGCAGTCCCAGCAAAAGATAGTGCCGATATAAATGACGAACTAATTCTGTTACCTGGATTTGTAACTGATGTAGTATTAGCAATGCTGTAAGCACCTGTGTTTACTAATCCTCCTGTTGCATTATCGTCACCCCAATTTGATATTTGTGTTCCTAATGTACACCTTAATAACGCCCAGTTTGTAGATAAACTATCGATTGCTGTAGGGTAACCGCGTTTATCATAATTAGATCCAGAATTGGTTACTCCTGTTAGTATCCGTGTTAACTTTTTACTTTGACGGATTAAATTTGCCGGATTAACTGCCACGACCCTAGGGTCCGATCTTAACAAATTAATTTCTTCTACTGTTAACATATAATGAGTATTTACGCTCATAGGTCTGCGCATATACACTGGAACTTGCCTATCAGGAATATACAAATCGCCGCCAGGCGTTTCCATATCATCATAGAATGACTCTAATAGTTCCATTGATTTCAATGTAACTACACACTCCATTAATTCAATTGATATAGGATCAGTTGACAGCATTTCCATATTATTGCTCCGTTTTAACTAGTGTTAGTGTAACAGTAACATTAGCAGTTTGTCCACTTAAATTAGTTAACGATACTGGTATTATGTTGGTTACAGGACTTTCGTCGTTATATCCTAAAACTGCCGGGCTTAGTACAACAGTTTGAGATCCTGTGGTAATAACCTCTAATATTACGCCAGCGTCTGACAAGGGATCAGATGTCATACCTCTGGCAGAGTCGGCCGTCCTGGCTGCTACGTTTGTGTAGAGTCTAACCCATGCTGCTGCACTTACATTTATTTTATATAAATTATATCCTTTAAATCCATTTATATTAAATGTAGTTGTTGCGTTATTCAAAACGCTTGGACTAGTAGTAGTAATACTTGTTCTTGATACTAATCCCGACGGACCAGTTTCTCCAGTTGCTCCAGTACCACCCGGCCCTGTTGGACCAGTTGGTCCGGTTGCACCTGCACCAGTTGCACCCGCTGGACCTGTTGCACCAGTATCGCCCATTGCTCCAGTTTCTCCAGTTGCTCCAGTTGCTCCGCCCGGATCTCCGGTGTCGCCAATCGGACCAGTCGGACCAGTTGCTCCTGAACCTGTTGCACCAATGGGACCTGTTGCTCCGGTGGCCCCAGTAGTACCAGTTAATCCAGTTGCTCCTGAACCTGTTGCACCAATGGGACCTGTTGCTCCGTTGTTACCTGTTACACCTGTACTACCTGTTAATCCGGTAGCGCCTATCCCTGTAGCACCTGTTGCTCCGGTCTCACCTGCACCAGTTGCACCAGTTGCGCCACCGGGAGATCCAGTGGCACCTTTAAGACCAGTAGCACCAACAAGGCCGGCTGGCCCAACGGCTCCAGTTGCACCTTTTGGACCAACTGCACCCGGAGTTCCTGCATCGCCTGTGAGTCCTGCTGGGCCGGCCGGCCCGGTTAGTCCAGTTAAGCCTCTTATACCAGTAGCACCCATCGCGCCAGCTGGCCCGGTTAGTCCAGCTGTTCCAGCATTTCCTCTGCTGCCTACATATCCCAATGTTCCGGCTAATCCAGCATTTCCTCTGCTGCCTACATATCCGATGCTGCCTACATAGCCAGCTGTTCCAGCATTTCCTCTGCTGCCTACATATCCAGAATTACTAATAGTAATTCTGGCAGTGTTAGTTCCTGTTCCAATATATGGTTTTGTTATAGCAACGCCGTTACCATAAAACTCCACAAACGTTACATCAGGGTAGCCAATTATTTGAATGGACATAATATTTTTCCTTTATATTTATTCGTTATTAGCTGATCTTAATGGATACAGCGGCCATGATACTTCTTTGGTCGGAGTCATTGGATCATAAGTTTTAGTCATATCTCTGAGTTGCTGTCTATAATTTAATACATCTTTGATTTGATCAGATGTTAATGATTTTGGCATTCCTAATATAGATTCTTCGTTGTGACGTAAAACAACCCAATCGCAGCCAGATAATCTACTATCTCTTTCCATTTCCATAGTAATTACAAATTCTGTTTTTTTAGATCTAATCTTAGCTGCTTCGGCTAGTGCGGTTAAATTATTTTTAAGCCAGGCTATCTCAATTGATGATTCGCCATTTTCGTTTAGTCCACCTGGCCGTTCAATATGAAATATATTTCGGTCTGGTTCAAAACTTAATATTCTTACTGTTTCTTCAAAAGGAAAGTTTGTAGAAGTTATAAAATCGTCCGAATTGTCCCAATAGCCATGATTCTTTTTAATTTTAATACTAAAATTTTGGTTGTAGAAATCCATGCTTATATATGTATAATCCATCATTTAATGTTTCCTTTATTGTATTTAATATCCAGCACCATATTTTGCACCGCCGCCATTGAGTTTGCCTTTATATTGTATGAATGCAAATTTATATGTTGCTGGGTGAAAAGACCGTACACTACCGGTTAATGTGTGAGTATGATTCCAATCAAATTGAGAATGTCTTGCGCTTGCAAAACCGGGTCCACCACTCTGTCCAAGATTGTGATCATGTCCCGATCCACCAACTCCTACATATGGATCACCAGCAAATCTTGGAGCTGTTATTCCTGCCCCACTTGCTGCACTAATATTAATTTGTAAATATGAATTTGCCGTTTGTGGTACCATCCACCCATTCCCACCCGAAAACCCTATTACATTTTCACCAACGTTTATAGTTCCATTTGTCCCATCACATAGATACCAATCTGTTGGCAGTTTCAGTATATCTCCGATGTACATTACTACAGTGTCTATAGGAGTCAATCTTGCTTGAAGTACTTTCCATGCATTTAACAGCATTGCACCCTGGTATGGAAACTTTGTCGGACTACCAATTGAACTTTGGGTATGCGTGGCACCAACTAAATGCTTATGGTTGCCTGCATACGCATAATTATACCCAACTCCGGTGGTAGCGCGGTCATACCCACCTACTCCAGAGTGGGTGTGTCCACTTCCAACTTCGCCAGTTGCAGTATTTAACATTTGTACCTGGTTTCCTTGTACTGCTGCAACATTTCCACGATATGCTCCGACTATATAAGTTCCGGTGCTACCAAAACTTACTAATCCTTCGTCACTTGTTTCTTTAAATAACAATGCTCCTTCTGGCAATCTTTTAATTCTTCTACTGGCTCTAATATAGGTAACGTTCTGAGTATTCATTGATATTTTTGGTAACTGAGATTGTTCTAAACCAAACCCAACATTATGTGTATGACTACCACCAATGCCATCTAATATAACGGCATTTTGTCCTTTTTGTTGTGAATAGGTAGCATCAGTTAAAAAAGTGATATCGCCGCTATGCTCACCTGCGTTACCGGTTGCATAGTCTAAAGTAACTTGGTTTCGTATTTCAAGAGTGGTTTTACCTATTTGTGATGCAGTGGTAGTAGATGCAAGATAATATCCGTTAGCATCGGCATATTGTGTCCAACCTATATTTGCCAAGGTAGCAGCATTGCCTAAAAATGGAACAACTACATCTTTGGGTATAATAACCTGAGAAGGAACATTACCTGTCCTATAATGATATGCTTGACTAGTTTGAAACGGCATGTTTTATGCTTCAATTCCATATGTGGCGCATTGACCCGTTACTACCCAAATTTCAGGGTTGGGTGCGCCACCAAGTTGCAAACAGCAAAAAGTAAATACGTCTAATCTATTAGCATCACCAACTGGCACTGTGCTATTTAACCATCTAACCTGATGTGATGTTGTACCTATTTTTATATTAGGAGTAATAGTATGCGGACTTGAATTTTGTTGAACTGTTAAAACAAATACAATACTCTGACCAAATCCAGTTCCTAGTGCTGCATCCAATGGTGGCAACGACATAAATTTTGGAGTTAGGTCCCCCGATAACCCGTTTATGTAATAGTTGGTAAAAGTGGTATCATATGTAAACGTATATTCGCCACCGATATTTGTATGTTTTTTTGTTAGTTCTGAATAAGTCCAAAATCCTGTATCACCGGTGGCCCCAGTTGCTCCACCTGGATCGCCAGTGGGTCCAAGCGGACCAGTGTCGCCGGTGGGTCCTGTGGCTCCCATTTCACCTTGCGGTCCACCTGTTCCGGTGGCGCCCTGCTTAGAAGCAAATCCTGGTAATCCTGTGGCTCCTCTTGGGCCAAGTGCGCCAGTCCTAGTAGGTCCGGTGGCGCCTGTTAGTCCAGTGGCTCCTTGCACTCCAGTAGCACCTACTGGGCCAATTGGGCCAGTAGATCCCTGCCTGCCACTTTCTCCGGTTGCCCCGGGCAATCCGACATCGCCAGCATAACCAGTGGCTCCTTGCGGACCGTGTGGTCCAGTTGCACCTATTTGTACATTATTATTAATAGTTCTACCAACAAATGCAGCAGAATTGTTAAACCAGTATACTCCATCTATGGTATAGATTCTTCTGGCTATTAAGCTACCGTCAATAGCAGCGCCACCTGCAACTACTAATGCGCCGGTGGTAGTACTTTGTGTTGGTTGTGTATTACTAGTTACAATTCGATCCGTATATATAGGCATCTTTTTCTCTCCAATTTATTTATATTTATCGGTTATGCGATATTGGTATCCAACCAACCAACTCCGTTAAATACGTTGTAAGTTAATCTGGCTAATCCAGTTCCGTTACTTGATCCCGATTGGGTAACCAACGTTATGCGTTTTGTTGTTGATGTTATTGCTTTTGATTGTGCAGCAGTGGGATTAGTCCAACCATATCCCGATTTCACTAAGGCGCCACCTTTGTATAAAACTAAAGCTAATGCAACAGGTTGCACACCAATTGATCCATACCAAAAACATCTGAAATCTATAATTAAGGTATTACTAGTAGATCCGTATGTATTTTTAAACAATGCCACATCGATTGCCACCGATTCTAGCCCGGTTCCGGTGTTATCACCTCCCCATATCAATACTCCCCCTGAGTTTCCGGATCTCGCCCAACCTATATAATCTGTCATTATTGCAGGACTTGTTATTTTTGTTCTTGTATCTAAATCTCTACCGTCGGTAAATGTATAAGTTGCAACCAACCACTCAGACGTATATACAATAGGAGTAATTCCGGGACCAGTAGGAATTGATGCAATTCCGGCGGCCCCGTTCCATAAAGCATGATGATGCATTTTAGGCATTAAGAATATCCTAACGAAATAGCAGCTAGATAAACATTTGAAGTAAATGCACCGGTTGCCCCATTATTGACTCTGAATATATTAATCATATCAATGGCATTAGCAGCAGAACTTAACGATTTAACACCGCCTGCAAACTTTATGGTGTTATTGCCAACGGTCATTAATTTGCCACCACCCGTTCCTTGCTGCACAATTAATGTAATGGTGCTACCGGCTGGCATATTTAGAGGTTCGTATAATGTAAATGATGCCATTGCTTTATATGATTGCACAGTTCCTTGAGACCAGTCTGGCACTAAAAATGGATCCGAAGAAATTATATTACCTGCCATAAGCACGTTTTCTGCTACACTTGCATTTACTATATTCCCTAAACTAAATTCTATAGTGTTAACATTTGCTGTTACTACAATTGGACCTAAATTACCATTGATGTTTCCTGTAAATAACAACGGGGTAGTGGTACTATCTATAATGCTTGTTACAATAGTATTGCCAAATGTTATAGATCCGCCTGCCCCAGCTGGTCCTGTTGGGCCTCTACTGCCGACATATCCGGATGGTCCAGTTGATCCTCTACTACCAGTATACCCGGTTGGTCCAGTTGCGCCAGTTGGGCCAATATTACCTGTGAATCCGGTAGCTCCGGTTGTTCCGGCACCGGTTGCGCCAGTTGGACCAGTAGGACCAGTGCCGCCTCTAGTACCAGCATCGCCAGTTACAGAATAGTTTATTGCTAATTGTGTAGCATTAGCAGGTAAATTGCCAGACACATATGTTACACCGAGTGTATAATAGGTTGTATTATTGGTTACAGAAATTACATTCCAAACACTAGTAGCAGTGCCGGACCCGGACGGTTTAATATATAATTGTCCCTTAATAAGACTATTACTTGCTGCCCACTGTGAAATATATGCACCTAGATTTTGTCCTGAGTATTCAATTGCATTAATATATATTAAACTAGCGCCGGTGCTATTTGTGTTTGTTCTGAGACTACCATTGGTACCTATACCGGCACTGGTTGTACTATCATAGTAATATCTTAATCCGCCTTTATCTCCAGCATCGCCTTTGGCTCCGGTGTATCCGGTTGGCCCGGTTGCTCCCGGAATACCGGTTGCTCCCGGATACCCGTTTATTGAAAATGTCCAATTGGAATATGTTCCCGCGCCAGTTGTTATGTCTGCTATAAGTGTAACGACATTAGTGTTTGCATTAAAAGAATTAATGTAACCCGATATACTATTCGAAGGGACAGTGGTATAACTTACTACAACTCTTGATCCTACTGAAAATGCTCCAATTTTGTTAACTGCAAATGTTTTTGGACCAGACGAAATAGTAGCAGTAGAAGTAGAAGTCATTAAATCATACCCTACTCCAGTTGCTCCGGTTGTTCCTGCGCCGGTGGACCCCTTGGGGCCTGCAGGACCTGCAGGCCCTGTGAATCCAGTTGCACCAATTTCACCTTTAATACCTTGAGCACCAGAAAGATCTGTTACAAATGTAAATGCATTACCGTTCCATAGATATACTTTAGCATTATCTACATTATCGGCGGTACCACTATCTATAATTGCAAATTGCCCAGGAATAATATCCGGTCCTGTGTCACCTTCTAATTCGGTCACCGATGGATATGTTTTACCAATTATAAAACCAACCCCTGTTTCTCCTGTTGGCCCCGTCTGACCCCTTGGCCCTATACTTCCTTGAATTCCTGTAATAGCAAAATTCCATGACGAATAAAGTCCACTTCCGCTAGAATTGATTGGATTCAATACTAATGTGTTTCCTGTAAATGAAACAATATTACCTTCTACAAAAGTTTGATCTGTACTAAGTATAGCACTTGCTCTGACTCTATCTCCGCTAGAAAATGCAATACGTGTTGCTAATAAATTTGTTGTAAATGTTAGCTCTTGGGTATCACCTTCTATGATAGTAATAGGAGTAACAGAGGTTAACCCGCGATATCCGATACCAGTTGCACCGATATTGCCAGTTAACCCGGTGGGCCCAGTGGATCCTACATTTCCAGTGAATCCAGTAGCACCAGTAAAGCCCGATGCTCCGGTAGATCCTATTGCTCCTGTTGGACCACTGGCACCTACTATAACACCTACGTTAACAAAGCCATTTGTTGGAGGACCGGTATAGACCCATAAGCGACCAGTATCAGTTGTAATCCAACCGTCCCCTGGTGTATTGCCTGTAGCTGGTAAAAATCCAGATGATCCAGTGGAACCTTTTATTTGTACACTAGTACCAGCTGGTCCAGTTGGCCCAGTTGCACCAGTGAATCCAGTGGAACCTTTTGGTCCATATGGACCGGTGTCACCGGTATCACCAGTCGGGCCAGTCTCTCCTGTTGCACCGCCGGGGTCACCAGTCGGGCCAGTTTCACCTGTGGGTCCAGTAGATCCCCTAGGGCCTGTAGGGCCTGTTGCTCCTGCTCCGGTAGCACCTGTAGCACCGCCTGGGCTTCCTGGAATACCTTGAATTCCTTGATTACCAATTGGGCCAACTGGTCCGGGCGTTCCTGTTGCTCCAGTTCTACCTGTTGGGCCTGTTGCTCCGGTTGCACCGAATCCGCCAGGATTACCTTGAGGACCTGCCGGGCCTTGTGTACCTACTCCGGCTGGCCCGGCAACACCAGTAGCACCAGTTGTTCCTACACCAGCAGCTCCTGTTATGCCTCGGCTACCAGTATATCCAATAAGACCAGTTGCTCCACCTGGCGTTCCGTCTATGCCCGGCGCTCCCCTAGATCCTACATATCCAAGTGGTCCTGTAAATCCAGTGGCACCTCTTGATCCTACGTATCCTGCTCCTCTTGGACCAGTCGATCCGGTATCTCCTCTAAAATATCCTAAATCTGTCCATTCTGTGTCATAAAACCATAGATGCCCAGTATCTAATGCAATAACTGATGAGCTACTGACAGAAGGACCAAATGCTAGTTCGATGTTTGCAGTTACACCAGGTATATTGGCAGTATCTGCTCCGACAGTTGGTATAGTGCCCAAGATAGTAAATGATGGCCCAGTTGGACCGGTAGCACCCGTTTCTCCAATGCCGCCAGTGTCGCCTACTGCACCTGTAGGTCCAGTTGCACCATTTAAACCTCTGTTACCCGGTCTACCAGTCGCACCAATTGCTGCTGCTGTTCCCGGTATACCCTGTTCCCCGGTGGCGCCTTTTGTACCATTTGCGCCAGCAGGGCCTGTTGCACCAGTAGGGCCTACCTCACCAGTAGGTCCTTGTGCTCCAATTGCTCCGGCTATAGAAAAAGACCATCTACTACGAGAGCCAAATCCTGCAATAGAATCAACACTTACTGTTACAGAAGCCCCTTGGGCATTGGTAACAATTTGTGTAATAACTCCTTCTAAGTAATTTTGATCGTCGTTAATTACACGTACTCGTGTACCCACTTTATAATCAGAAATATCTGCTACTGCAAACGTTGCATTTCCAAGCTGAATATTAACGGTACTAGTTGAAGTTGTACTTCCGTAACCTGTTGCCATAATAAGATCCTCAATATTGTTATATTTATGGATCTTAGCATATAGGTTAAATCAACCTATAATAAAAATTATTACTTTTCGGGCAAATACATCTTTTTACTGCATATTTTGCACTCTTGCCACTTCTCTAATTGCCCATTTACTGTGGCATGTTTGGGTGCAAGTTCTTCGTGCGGGCATTGAGCAAGTAATTCTACCACTTCTTTGTGATATTTGTTAGCCAATTTAACTTTACGAGAAATATCTCGTTTGAGTTTTTTGTATTCGGGGGTGGTCATACTATACGGCCGGTGACTTGATAAATCAAATTATCTAAAATCTGTTGGTAATCTTTACCGTTTCGGCGAAGCATCCAAATTTGTTCTACTAGTTCTTTACTATCATATGGCCCTGGGCCGGTGCGCGAAGATAATGCTCCACGATCTTCTAATTCTTCAAGTAAATCTTCAGTATCAAAATCTGTCAGATCAACTTCTACTTCAACTTCTGTATATACACTTTTATATTTGCTCATATTGAATCTTCTTTCTTATTAAAAACTCTGTCAATGGCTTGATCAATCCATCCTGTAAAAGCTATGACCCAGGCTGATACTTCGTGATCATTCCAATGTACATAAATCATAAATCCACACAATAAAGTGAGCATAATTGAAACATATTTGAATATTTTATACATGTTGATACATCCTATCAAATTATAATTATAGACTAAAACTAAGATAAAGTCAAAAGAAAAGGTAACCTAAGTTACCTTTTTTGATAGATCAATCTACTCGGATCAGAAATTGTGTTCCATTCCTAAACCAAATTTGGTTGTTGTAGATGCTGTATCTTCCTTGACATAACGAGCATGAATCATAGTACGCTTGCTTAGGTTATAAGTAGCACCCAGGTCATAAGCCTTAGCACCAGATTTTTCACCATAGCTAGCAAGAGCCACAAATGAACCTACTGGATGACTAACACCAATTGTTTTACCAGTTGATGTTACGCCTACAACTTTGTCATCTGAGTATAAACCAAATACGGTAGTACCTGTTTTAGCAATGCTATATCTTGCACCAGCAATGGTTGTGGTGCTTGTCGTACCGTTATCAAAATATGCTACAGTAGCAGCCATTGAACCGCGAATGAATTCAATACTACCTGCTTGTGCATTAGTAACACCTGCTGCTTCGCTGTTGCTATTTTGATAGTTAACAGACAAACCAGGCATGACTGTTGCAGAAACAAACAGTGCATTTTGTAAACGTGAACCTTGAGCAGTATGGATAGTAGTTACACTAGAGCCATATACATTAGCCATTGCGTCATAGTTATCAAGTGTACGTGCAATAGCATGTTTATCACGGCCAAGACTAACTGAACCCATGGCATTTGATACACCTACTAGAGCAGTTCTATCACCTAGTGTAGTTGCTGCTGGAGCATCTGTGCCAATACCAGTTTCGATTGTAAAGTTAGCAGATAGTCCGCCACTTAGTGCTTCAGTGCCTTTGAATCCCAAACGGCTTGAATCGTTGGTTAATGCTGTCACTGCGTCTGCAGATCCGACTTTAGTTGATTCTTCGTAGACCCGTAGTTTACCGTAAACGGTGACCTGTGCGGATGCTACAACTGATGCAGCGGCTATCATTGCCGCAATTGCGATTTTCTTCATATTTAATTTCCTTTTGTTAATCAATCTTGCGGATGCAAGATCTTAAGCACATTTTACTGTACTAGTAGTATTTAAGCAAATAATAGTTTTCCAAAAGAAAATATTTGATACTTTTGGTATTATATATAGCTTTTACTTGTTAGCCAATGGATTATCGATGGCTTTTTGGATTTTAGTGTCAAGTTCTTTCTTCAAAGTTTCCACATCTTTGGTAACTTCTTTCTTCAACGCCTGTGTTTCTGCACTGACTTCTCTACGTGCCAAGGCCATTTCAGCACGAACAGCATTGGCCTCTGCACGGGCTTTGTCCAAATCTTCTCTAACACCTTTACGCATTTCACGCATTTCCCCTTCGGAATCACGCTGCGCTGCTTTAACAAAACGTTCAACTTGCTCAGTGACTGATTCGTTTCTACGTAGGTCACTCTTTAGGTCATTCTTAATATCACGGGTGTATCCATTTGCCTCTGTAACTGAATCTTCGGCTTTTTTAATCTTTTGATCAAGTATGGATATACGTTTATCAAACTCAGTTAAGTCTGGTGCTGAATATTCAGATATCTTTTTCTTCATGCCCACGTAGTCTTTATAAACTTCAAAGGCTCCATACAGTCCACCCAGTAATGATGATACCAATGTAAACGCTACCATTAGTTTAGCAGGAGTAAATTCATATCCACCAATACTGATTACTGTATCTTTACTGGCATATTGTTTTACTGCCGCTTCTGCTTCATCAATCTTGGCATTGACGTCTTTAATTTCTTCTGTCATTTTATTTTCCTTTGTATTGTTGATCCACCATCTCTTGGTGTAACCTATCACTGCTTAATGATCGCAACGCACGAGCGTTATCGATTGTTTTTTGATTTCCGTATATGTCCTTTGGTGCATAAAATGTACCATCTTTCATTACTGTTATTGAATACACATCAAAGCCTCGAGGTTGTGTGGCTATTGATGCAATATCTACTCCGCCTGCTAATTCATTTGGCTGCACATTCCGCTTAACTGTTTCGGTTTGTTGTTCGGTTTGTGCTGTTTCTATATTAGCACGAGTTTCTACTATTTCTGTAATAGATGTACCACGAGACATTGTACTAGTCGCAGGCATTACAGGCATGTCAATATCTAATGATCTACTTTCTATTTTAGAAAATTGTACTGGTGCTGTTTCTGCAACTGGTTGTTGTATGGATAACAAGGAACTCAACTGTTGTTCGTTATATGTAGTACTTTTATTTGCTGAATATGCAGCAGCCATTGAAAATACCGAAGTAGCATTTATCATTGGTTGATATATCTGTTCAACTGGTGTTGTACTAGCAACCAAATTTGAAGATTGCACCGATATAGCCATTAAACTTTGCAATGAAGTTGTAGTAGGACCTTGTAACTGTATTGCTGTCACTTGCTGAGGTGTTGCAATAGAAGTTTGAGATGATTGCATAGTACGATCTTGTGTTGCTTGGCCGCTGGCAGCACTCATTGTGTTCAGCACATCCACTGTGGCCATTGCTTGTTCTTGTGCATTAGCTGCCGAAGTTGCCGCCACTTGCTGTGCGTTCTGTACCGCTGCTGCTTGTGTAGCTCGATCTGCTGCTTGTATTTGCCCAATCAAACTCATAATTAAACTCATGTTAGGCGTTGACTTATTTGATTGTTGCTGCTGAGCACCAGCACTTGCTACTGGTGGTGCAGATGCTTGTGATTGTTGTGCTATAGCTTGTACATCTTTCAATGTTTGCGGAATATTATCTGGGGCAGTAATTGCTCCAGTTGCAGATAATTGAGCACCACCTACATTAGTAACAGGTGCGCTGGCTGTACTGGACTCTTGTTGGGAAACAGATGCTGGGCCTACTACACTTGATGTAGTAGCACTGCTCTTACTCAGACTAGCAGCAAATGCAGCACCATATCCAGTGCAACTAGAACTATATAACGGATCTTTTGCACAAGGATCGGCAGTATAAATTATATTAGACCAAAAATTCCCAACCGACGATCCCTCACCAGATGATGCTCCTGACAGTCTAGCGGTACCCAATGCTACTTGATTTAAACTTGATGGTAACAGGTATTTGTCTGTTACTATTCCGCTAGTACCTTCGGCTGTATAGTTATAAACTCGTTGGTTTAATATACGATTATTATTGTCGGTCACTGATGCGGTTACCCGCGCCATGGCAGGTATATCCATATACCAACTACATGAGCCGTCGCTATTTGTAGCAGTACATCCAGACCAACTTTGACCAACATTATAGCTGAAGCCAAAATTAAATCCATGCACTGTGGCACCTATCCCCGCGTTAGTTAACGCAGTATTAATTGCAACTGCTTGATTATACGAGTTAGTAAAACCGTTTGACGGTAATAAATTATTAGTGGTAGTAACATTATTAAACCCTGCACATGTAGGTGCATATGCCGGATTTGTAATGCATGGATCAATGCGATATTTTAAACTAAAACTAACATTGTAAATTTCAGGACCGTAATTGCCAGCCCAAAAATTGTTGTCCTTACCAATAAAACCCACTTGGGCATTGCTATAGTTTGTGGCAGCAATTGGGCTAGCAAATATTTCACTAAAGTTAAATTGAGTCCAATTGTATTTTCTATTAGTTTGGCTAGTGTAATCATAGTTTGCTGCTAGTCCACCTGCGGCATCATAAAATTTAACATAAGCACTCAAATAGTCCTGTCTGCCATCATCCCAACCATTGCCGTTCTTAGCCATAAAGCCAAAGTTGAATCCGCTGAGTTGCACACCTGTGCCGCCAGCGGCCAGTGCTCGATTTATATTAATAATTTGATTTAAGTCGGTTTGACCGTAACTGAAATTGATATTGCCGCCATCTCTGATGCTAGGTCTAGGGCCACAATTACCGGGCTGACCAGCCTGAAAGCACAGTTGGTTGACATAGACACCGTTATTCCAGGTGCTGGTTGTATCCGTGGCACCAGTACCGGTATTAATTAAATTACCGGTAGTTGGATCTACTGTTTGACTATTAGAAGAACTTAAAGACAAAAGCACCAAGCAAAGCGCCGATGCCCAATTTCTGATACGTATCATCTATTTTTACCTCATCTGTTTTCGGAATTTGATCTTTGTTTTCGTTCCATGCTGTACGAGCTGCTTCACCAATTTTACCATCATACGGGCAAGGTGTTCCTGCTGCTAACATAGCATCAAAAACTCTACGGTCTTGGCACATGGTAGCAACTGCTGCAACCTTCATACCCATATCGTATAATGTTTTGCTTAGTTTCAATCGTTCGCAATTCATATCACGAACTGTTCCACCACTGCTAACACCAAATATTTGAGTTTGCACACTTCCGCTAGTACCTGTACTACATAGGTCGGCATTACCGCCCGACATCATTGTTGGTGCAACTGCTGTCGGGGGAGGTTGAATAACACGTTGGGTAATTGTTGTTTCGTTGATATTTCTGTTGGTCATGTCACCTGTATTAACATTGTTGTTTTGATTAACATTGTTATTTTTGTTTTCACTGGTACTTGTATTGGTATTTTTATTGTCACTAGTGGATGCATTGTTATTATTATTGGTCATTGTGCCAGTATTAACATTGTTATTATTATTGGTCATTGTGCCAGTATTAACATTGTTATTAGTGTTCACATTAGTAGCGGTACTAGTATTTGAATTAACATTATTGTTATTGTTGGTCATTGTACCGCTGTTTATGTTGTTATTGGTGTTTACATTAGTAGCACTACTAGTATTAGAATTTTGATTAATGTTAGTCATTGTACCACTATTAACATTATTGTTATTATTAGTGTTAACATTAGTAGCAGTACTAGTATTAATATTACGGTTTGTCATATCTCCGGTATTAACATTGTTGTTTGTATTAACATTGGTACTAGAATTTGTATTCTGATTGATGTTAGTCATTGAACCGGAATTGATGTTGTTATTAGTATACGTCATCGAACCACTATTAACATTGTTGTTATTATTAGTCATTGTACCGTTGTTGGTATTCTGATTAATATTAGTCATTGTACCGTTGTTGGTATTATTGTTATTATTAGTGTTAACACTTGTACTACCAACGGTAGTTTGATTGATATTAGTTATGGTACCACTGTTGACATTATTTGTATTGACTGTGCTAGTACTATTAGAAGTACTGTTGGTATCGACCAGCGTAGTCGAACCATAGCCGCCGGTTAGGCTAGTACTTTGGTTAATCGGTGTTGTTTGCGCAATTACTGTAATGGTAAAAATTAACGCAACTATCCCCGTGAGGATTTTTCTAATCATTATATAACTCCTATGCTAGTAACCGTATTTAATCAAAAACGGGTTAAAAGTATAGTAGGTATATTAATCTATTAGAAAACCTTTTTTTAGATAGTCTGGGGAAGAAATAAAACGCAGAGTGTCTGTTTCTTCAACAGCCATATCTTCCCAAACGGGTATAGCTATGCTGTTATTGTAGACAAAATCTGGGTTACCTCTCAGGTGAACTTCGATTATTTTGTTGCCAATAAATTCAATGTTGGCATGCTCAAATTTACGTAGCACTGACACTTCCAATGGTATATGATTCAGGTCGCTGACCTTTACCCATTTAGAAAAACGATACAAAGGATCATCAGCTTCTCTGAAACCTTCGACTGCTAGCACAGGCACGCCGTAATTATAATCTACACTTATGTGTCTGCCTGCAAAAATTTCACACCAAAAGTACCCTGCTGGCAGATGATCTGTTGAGTCTTGTATATAACGAACACTGGCACCTATTCCCATTCCTTTAAGATTACTAATAGGTCTAACAATATAGTTGCCGGGCGTGGACACAGGAATGCCAGCTGGGCCACACTTATAACCCAATTTCCGAGATAGAATTAATTTATCAAATAGCCAAAGGTCGTTAACTTCTGCGGCAACCCAAGCCTGTTCATCTGTTGTTATCATAAAAATATTTATGTCATAAAGAAAGGTAGCCTAAACTACCTTTCTCGTTACTTGAACAATTTATTGAATATTTGCCGGAATCCGGAAATTACTTTCCCAATAGTGTATCAACTTTGGCTTCGGCAGCATCTAAACGTGCTTCGATTGCATCCAATGCTGGATCTGCTGGGGTAGCAACTGCCTCAACAATTTGTTGTTGTACTTCAGGAGCAACTGTTTCAACACCAGTGGCAGTAGCAATAACTTCAGCAACTGCGTCGGCAACTTGTTGTGCTACTTCTGGTGCTGGTGCTGGCATGTCAGCAACTGCTTCCATGATAGCGGCTGTAATTGCAACTGGATCTGTTACAACTTCTGGCTCTGCGGTAACAACTGCCTGAACTGCGGCTGAAACGATATCAGCAACTTCTTCATGAGCAAGTGGCTCTGCTTCTGCTTGTGCTTGAACAACGTCAGCAACAATGTCGGCGGCTGCTGGTACTTCGGCGCTTGGAGAAAGTGCAACTACTTCTGCAACTGCTTCTTCAATGCTTTCAATTGCTTGTGCTACTGCTGCAACAATAGCGTCAACGTGTTCTTGAGTTTTTACTGCGATTAATTGATCAACTTGAACTTCAACAATGGATAATCTTGCATCTAATTCGTCAATGCTTGTGGCACTGTCGGTGTTAACTTCTGTACCAGTTAGTGTTGCTAACTTGGCTTCTACGGCTACTAATCTTGCGGCTAGGTCTTCTAATCTCATAATGTGCTCCTGATATTTTGAGTGTGTGCATCGCACACACGTATTTACAGATATAATCATTACACAAGTATTACACTTAGAATATTAATGTTTAAATGCATTAATATTAAAATTGTGTTACAACCTTAGAAAAATATTTTTAACTAATAAATACCACACAAGGAACACTATATGTCTATACTGGAAACACTGCGTCAACAGCGATGGGACGATCATCGCTACTATCACCATAGTCGTATTAATCAATTCTTACACTTAATCAGTGCTCTATCATTTATAGTAGCCTACATTTATTTGTTTATAGATCCTGTTGTGAGTGCTTATATAGCATGGTTAATTTCCATGACTACACGTCAAGCAGGTCATTTCTTTTTTGAACCCAAAGATTACGACACTTATAATCAGGCTACACAAGATCATAAAGAAGCCATTAAAATTGGATATAATCTTAAACGAAAAAGAGTATTGATTGCTTGTTGGTTAGCAGTTCCGTTGCTAGCATATTTTGATGCAGCATTGTTTAACTTTGTCATGCCAGATGCTGCGCCGGACACATTATTAGATAGAATTGGTTGGGGATGGTTATGGTTAGGACTGGCCGCTGTTGTGTTTCGTATGATACAACTTACTGCTATACAAAGTCGCCGTGTCGCATTGGTATGGTGTATTAAGATATTAACAGATCCATTCCACGATGCAATTATATATCGCAAGAGTCCTATATATTTAATGCAGGGACAATTGATTGATCCTGATCTAAGACAAGACTACGAAGATTAGAGTGGGGTAAGATTGTCTCGGAATATATTCCAGGCATTATCCCAACTCCAACGTTGGCTACCTTGTAGTACTACGTCTCTGTTCAATCCCAAACAGCGATGCACAGCAGTGGCAAGGTCTTGGTCCGTGAATCCAGTAACACCCTGATCAACTACATCCAATGGACCTTGAACTGGGTAAGCAGCAACTGGTGTGCCGCATGCCATAGCTTCAATCATTACAATGCCGAATGTTTCCCACTTGCTAGGGAACACAAAGACATCGGCCATCGCATAATATTTTGCTAATTCTTTACCAGTTTTAAATCCTACAAACTCTACATCAGGATATAACTTTTCTAATCTAGCACGGTCAGGTCCATCACCTACTAGTATTTTAGTAGCGTTAGGATAATCTAAACTACAAAAAACATCTAAGTTCTTTTCTGGACTTACTCTACAAACGCAAAGTAGTATTGGACCATTAACTACAGTATCGGTTCTATAACTAGGATTGAATATATCTCTATCAACACCGCGTGTCCATGATTTGATATCTCCCCAGAATCCGTTATCTTTAAGTTCTTTGACCATACTATCAGTAGTGGTCAATACACGACCACTATGTTTATGAAACCAACGAACGTACTTCCAAGTAATAGATTCAGGAATACCTAAAACGTTTTTCAACCCCTCAGGAAATTTAGTATGGTAAGCAGTATTGTACCTACGATGGTGCCGGTCAAGATAAAATCTAGCGTACAGACCAAGAGGACCTTCTGTGGCGATATGTATATAATCCGGAGCCACCTTCCTAATCTTTTTCCCAATTTGCCAGGGAGCCGAAATTTTAATCTCACGGTAGCCTGGGCAACTAACATGTAAGAACTCCAGGGGAGTAAGGAATACAACATTATAACCGTCCAGAATCGCACGTGCCTGAATATTCTTATACGTAGTGACAACGCCATTTATTTGCTCCGGTAAATTATCAGTAATGATTAAGATTGTTTTTTTGTACATACACCTTCTACTTTAAAATTTTTAAACTTTAATTCAAACTTCATTGATCCTAGGGCTACCTCGCAACTTATTTTATCTTTAAATTCAAGCTCTATCCTACCCGGTTGATCAGCGGGATTGTTTATGTGCATGGCTATTAGTATTAGAGTCCACATTATCGTTTTCCTGTGTCCAAGTTATTATTTCCCACTTACCATCGTGATGTTCTACTAGTGCTGTACAACTTTCAACCCAGTCACCATCATTCATATAAGTGATGCCATCTATTTCTTTAATCTCAGCATGATGTATATGCCCGCATATTACGCCATCATACCCTCTCTTCTTACAGTAGTTAGCAAGATTATGTTCAAAGTGAAAAATAAAATCGACAGCTTTTTTAACGCGATGTTTTAAATATTGACTCAGACTAAAATAACCAAAACCTAATTTATGTCTTACCCAGTTAAATCTGGTATTCCAAATTAAAATAATATCATAGGCAGTGTCACCTAAGAATGCTATCCATGGAGCCAAGCGGGTTATCCCATCAAACATATCCCCATGCACTACAAGATAGTGTTTGCCATCAGCACCTATATGTTCTATTTGATTGTGTATCTCAACGAGTCCAAAACTGAACCCATATGGTATCATCGGGCGCAAGAATTCGTCATGATTTCCTGCAATATAAACGACACGAGTACCACGTTTAGCATGACCGAGAACACGACGGACCACATTAGTGTGGCTCTGTTTCCATCTCCATTTGTTTTGTTGGATTCTCCAGGCATCAATTATGTCTCCTACAAGGTATAAAGTGTCGCTGGAATTGTGCTTGAGAAAATTATTGAGTTGATCTGCCTTAGAATCCCTGGTACCGAGGTGAACATCGCTGACGAAGATAGATCGGTATGTCTTCATACCAATATTTACCCGTCTAATTAATTTTAAATATTACACTTATGTTACATAAGAAGAAACCCGCCGAAGCGGGTCCTTGCTATTTTTGGTGACAAGGTATAACTACCTCGGGTCTAGCAATCAAGCGGCTAGTAAAACTGCTGAGTCATTAGCGGCTTGACGTCCAAAACGGAAGTTTTTGCCCATAGTAACTTTTACAGTACCTGTTGTATTTGCGTTTGCATTTACGGATTTTGCGTCTGCAACCAAGCTTCGTCTTTCTATGCTATGAGCATAGCGACTAAAGTTACCTTAGTCCTGCGGCTTCTGCATTGCCGAGCTGTCCACTCATTTACTTGTTGCTCTGTCGAAACCAGGGCAGGCCCATCAAAAAGAAACTTACCATTTACCAATTGGACAATGTGCAAATGGTATTAAAGTTTTAGCCGGCATGTAACATCCGCACTTGTTGCAAACTTTTCGATCAGTATCAAAATGCTCACATACTATACAAATTGTGTACTTGTCGTTCATGAATTCCTTTTTGGTGGACCTGGCGGGAGTCGAACCCGCGTCCAGAACACTTTTCTCTTTGCTTCATACAGCAATAACTTTTATTTATCTCCAAATCAATGTCTCACAGCAAACATACTGCTGATCATTGCTCTTACTAAAACTAAATCACTTTCACATGTAACTTCTATAGGTTCATCAAGATCTTCATCATCTTCCCATGCTTCCTTTGGAAACTGTAAAAAAGTAAAGATAGTTCTAAAGGTCACAGTCCTGCCTTGCGTGTAAGCCAACTCTATCACATCCACTATAGAATTCACCACCTGCTGTGTCTTGAAATCTAGCGGAGTCATGGTAGTTAATTAAATGTCATGTGCCCGGTTGCATACAGCACAGCCATCACAGGACCTGCAATATGCTCGCCAATCTCATACAGTGCCCACACAGTCAAGGCCACTGCCCACCACGGATTTGATTCTGCTTTTTGTCCTAACCACATGAAAAACTTGCCATGTGCTTGACCAATTTTATTTGCTAATCGGACTATCATTGTGTTTGATAGCAACTACGCTCACGATAAATTGAACCATCGGCTACTTGGATTTCTTTCCATTCAGAGCATACAGTCTGACGACTAACAAGACTTCGATCTATGTAAATGGTTTGCGGCCGCACATACATCGGTTGTGGTCGCACATACCCAAATAACCTACTATCTCTTTCCATTTCCATAACTGTTTGTGGTCGTATATATACTGGTTGCGCTTCACGTGCAATGATTGCACCTGCAATACCACCAATGATCAACGGCCCAACCCAATCGTTTCGCCCTTGCGCAAAAGACAATGTTACCACACTTGCCAAAATTGTTGCAATTACTAATTTTTTCATTGGAATCTCCAAGTTAATAAAGTATTTATAAATTAAGTCCACAAACTATCACGAGCCTTAATCAATCGGATCATCATGTCGGTATCTTCTTTTTCGTAGGCTCGTTCAATCTTGTCTAATAGTTTCATAGCCTTGCTACTTGCATTTCTACTAGCAGCGTCTTTCTCAGAAATCCCAATCCACCGATTACCATGTTTGATACGTAACATTTCACAGTAAGCAGTCCAGCCACTGGCATCATGTGGATCTGGGCGATTTGGATATACAGTGGTCCACCATAGATACAGTTCTTTGATTTCTTTAGCACGTAATGCTTGACCAGTAGGCTTGCCGTAGTTGGGATCAGTTTCTTCCACTCCCCAGTCTGTTCCCATTGTTAAGGTCATTGCCCAGTCAAGATGATCAAGACCTGCTTGGGGACAACGCCATGTGCGCCAGCGGAACCAACCACTTGCCCAAAAT